TGGTGAAGAATACGTGGAATCAGATGACCGAATGATCCTTTGTCCCCGTTGCTGCGGCAACGGTGTCGAGTTTACGGGAGTGTAGAATGATCGAACGTGAAGTAGACCCCAACGTGACCGACTGGGGCAAGCACGGAACCTGCGCCACCTGGCCGGACCCTGACCTGTGGTTCTCCGACAAGCCCGCCGAAATTAGGGAAGCTGTCGGGGTGTGCGGAGGCTGCCCCGTGCGTAACCTTTGTGCCGCGCAGGGTGCTGCGGAGCCGCACGGGGTATGGGGTGGGGTACCGGACAAGTCGCAGGCTGCACGAGTAAACATGCGCGGTAGGGATGTGAAGGTGCCGGGGGCACACGAATACAACACCGCACAAATCAGGGAACGTCGCCGCCTAGTGTTGTCGATGCTGCGGCGCGGGTACACGGTGCGGGATGTGTCCGCGGTCACGGGGTATTCGGCTGATGTGATTTCTCGGAATGCTGATGTGTGGCGGAAGGAGTTGGCGGCATGAACACCATCGAAGCCGTAGCCGAAGCGATCCACAGCGCGCGGGGCTGCTCCACCTGGGGCGTCTCTTGCGCCAGTCTGGATGGAGCCTCCGCCCGTGCCGCTGTTGCTGCGCTCGCCGGTCAAGGGTGGCACACCCACGACGAAGGCGTGACCCACCTGGCCCCGGTTGACGAGAGCGCCGATGGGGACATTGGGCCGACCATCACTGAGACGGGTGACGGGTACGCCGCCAAGTCGGTCAGCGTGTCGTGGTCGGACGACTTCATGG